TGAAGAAATCAACGATGTAGCCATGACCGTGCTACCCAACGCCCCGATTGACCCTGCGACTGGGCTTCCTGTGCCTACGATTGCAGTGGCGACGGATGGTGGTTGGAGCCAGATTTCAGACGATGGCACTGTATATGACTTTGTGTTTAGCACTAATCCTAAAGTTACTAATATTTCGTTCAAGAATGATACCACTATTGCATGGAACGGCGATAGTAATTTATTTAGCTTTGACCGTGGTTATTTTGAGGCTCCTCTACTTACCTCAGACCTTACAGCACAATCTGTAACTACTTTTAATGGCAGTGTTTCTTATGAATATGGGGCAAACACAGCGACTCGTTATCCAAGCCCAATAGCAGGCTCTACAGATACCACTAACTTTTCAATTCCTAACGCCTTTGGCAATATAAACGGTTTGTCTTTGTATGATGGCTTGTTTGAAAACAGAGTTACCTCATCTGGAAGCACAGGGATGGTTGCGTATGTTGCAAGTGACTATGCTACAGGTTGGCAAAACGGCGCAATCAAACTAGCCACCTTGTCCGACACGGATGATACCGATCTGGTTGGGTCTGGTGAGTTGGTGACGAATGGCACGTTTGATACGGATACTGATTGGACGAAATCAGGTGGGGTTACAATTAGTGGTGGCTCTGCTAACTTGACTTCTGTTGCGGCTGGCACAAATGCCTTGGGTCAATTAATCTCTGGCTTAGAGGTTGGTCAGACTTATTCTGTTTCTTCTGAAATAACTTCTTTTACGTCTGGGTCGCTTGGTATCTGGGTAAATGGAACAACTCTACCGATTGACTACCGCACATCAACGGGAGTGGCGACAGCAACTTTTACAGCGACATCCACATCTCACAATCTTTATGTCCGAACAAACAACACAACAACTGCGTCTATAGACAACATCTCCGTCAAACTCGCAGACGCAGACCGCTCGGTGAACAACAACGGCCTGATCGTCAACGGCACTGTGACCCGCACCCCCGTGGCAACGGGCGCTGATCTGGTGGCCTACAGTGGGTTCTCTGGCAGCAACTACCTTGAGCAGCCGTATAACTCTGACCTTGATTTTGGGACGGGTGACTTCTGTGTTATGGGGTGGGTGAATTTTTCTGATTTTATTAGCTCGCAAAACTCAAACATTGTTGCAAGAAATGACCCAGAACAAGCTGATGAATGGGCGTTTCAATATGCGCTTGACTATACTTTGCGGTTCAGAAGTGGTGCGAGTGACATTGTTAATGCTGGCGCTCTTCCATCTGGGTGGGCATTTGTAACAGCCGTAAGGTCGTCTGGGGTTCTTAGTGTCTACATAAATGCCGCATTAAAAGGATCGTCGGCATTTACAGCATCGCTTACGAATACAACAGACAATCCTCCACTTCGTGTTGGAGGTCGCAGCGCAACTTACGCTGGCGCATGGGGCGGCTCCCTAGCCCTCCTCCGCATCTCAGCCACAGCACCCACAGCCGAGCAGATTGCCAAAATCTACGAGGACGAGAAGGTGCTGTTCCAAGAAGGCGCACAGGCTACTCTCTATGGTGCCTCTGATGCGGTGACAGCCTTGGCTCACGACAGCGACACTGGCTTGCTTCACGTAGGCACCTCGGCTGGCCGCAGCGTATTCCAAGGCTTGCGCCGAGTATCGAACACGACCACTGCGGTCGGAACTGCAATCAGTGCCAGCAATGGCCTAGTGGTCGAGGAGTGATCTGATGACTGTGTATATCGAAAAACCAGCAATCAACGTCCGTGAGAAGCTGGCAGAACTAGACAAGCCCACAGGCATAGCTGGTGAGGCAATGCTACGGGCTGAGACACCACAGGAACAGTTTAACCTGATTGGTGCAGGGCGTAGGAACCTGATTATCAATGGTGCTATGCAGGTGGCGCAGAGGGGGACTAGCGTTACAGGCGTTACTACATCGCAATATGGAGCTTGTGATCGCTGGAAGATATTGGAAGGCGCTGATGCAGTCCTTACTTTAAGCCAAGATACAGACGCACCTGATGGATTTGATAATTCATTAAAGATTGTTCCAACAACAGAAGATAGCTCTGTTTCATCTGGTGATTATGCTGTTTTAAATCAAACAATAGAAGCTAGTAGTGTAAAGGGCGCAGCAACAGGTACTTCATCTTCACGTCCGTTTAGCCTGTCTTTCTGGGTAAAATCAAATGTAACTGGTACTTACTGCGTTGAGCTTTATGTAAGCTCAAGCACCAATGTCTCCGCTGAATATACCATTAATCAAGCAGGTGTCTGGGAGTACAAAACTATTGATTATCCACCGTCTCAAAATGCGTTTGGCTCTGACAATCTTAGCGTTCAGTTTTGGTTGCTAGCAGGTTCTGCTTATTCCGGTGGGTCATCTGTAAAAAGAGTATGGTCATCTGGCGACAACACACGGGCAGTGGGGCAAGTAAATGTGCTTTCTAGCACTTCAAACTACTTCCAAATCACAGGTGTCCAACTAGAACTAGGCAAAGTCGCCACCCCCTTCGAGCATCGGTCTTACGGGGAAGAACTGGCGTTGTGTCAGAGGTATTATAACAGCCTTGATGGCTTAGTTAATTATCCAGCATCTGCGTATAGTGCAAATGATGTATTTTCTGCTGTATTGTTTCCTTGTGAAATGAGGACTAGCCCAACAGTAAGCATTAGTAGCCACGATGTTTATGCGACAGGCGCACTAAGGTCTGCTTCAAGCACTATATCTGCTACTAATGTGAACAACAGAATGGCAGCTTTTAGAGTTCAATCTCTATCTGGCGTGGCGGCAGGTGATGCCTGTTTGCTTTATGTTAGTTCTACATTGGATGCGGAGTTATAATCATGCTTAATATGCACACTTCAGAAATGGGCGAAAGCAACATCTACTGCCAAACCCACAACCACTGGATACCCCTAGACCCTGCAAACCGCCACTATCAGGAAGTGCTAGACGCAATCATTGCAGAAGGTGCAGCCTGTTTCGACGGTGAAATCCCTGCGGAACTACAAGCAGCGGCAGACGAAAAGCAGTTCAACCAACAGCTTGCAGACTACCGTGTAGCAGTGGCCCGACTAGCGCAGTATCGTCTAGCAGATGGTCGTGCAGAAGTCACTGAAATGCAGCCCACTGGTGAGCAGGTGTTCAACGAGGAGACTGGCGAGATGGAAGCTGTGATGGCGGAAGTCATTGTGCAAACAGCCATTGATCCGCTTGAGGCCACCGTTGAGCAGACCACCTACGACGATGAAGGCAACGCCACAACCGAGACTGTGGACAATCCCCTGATCGTTGCTGACGACGCAGAGCGTGCTGCTGCGCAGGCAGTGGTGGATGCCACGCCGCAGGATGTGAAGGACGCAGCATAATACATGGCAACCCTAGAACAAATTCGTACAGCGGCTGAAAGTGATCTTGTCACCTTTATTAAGCTTGCTGCACCAGAGCAAGTTCTAGGGCAATGCCACGAGGATGTCTGTAACTGGTGGACACGTCCAGATTCTAAGAGCCACCAACTCCTTCTGTTCCCACGAGATCACGGAAAGTCAAGACTAATTGCTTATCGTGTCGCATGGGAGTTGACAAAGAACCCAACTTTGCGTATACTATACATATCAGCTACTGCTAACCTTGCAGAAAAGCAACTTGGGTTTATCAAAGGTATCCTTACTTCTGAGACTTACCGCCGTTACTGGCCTGAGCATGTCAACGCAGACGAAGGTAAACGGACTCGTTGGACTAACTCAGAGATTGCTTTAGATCATCCTTTACGTAAGAAAGAGAATGTTCGTGACCCTTCTGTCTTTACTGGTGGCCTCACTACTTCCCTTACTGGCATGCACTGTGACATTGCAGTTCTTGATGATGTTGTTGTTTACGAAAATGCCTACACTGGTGAAGGCCGTAACAAAGTAAAAAGCCAATACTCTCTTTTGTCATCTATCGAAGGCGCTGATGCGAAAGAGTGGGTGGTAGGCACACGGTATCATCCTGCTGATCTTTACAACGATCTTCTTCAAATGACTGAAGATGTATTCAGCAAGGATGGTGACAAGATTGGTGAAGAGAATATCTACGAAATATTTGAAAGACCAGTAGAGGATCGTGGTGATGGTACGGGTCAATTCCTCTGGCCTCGTTCTCAACGCAAGGACGGTAAGTGGTTTGGGTTTAACATGCAGGTTCTGGCTAAGAAACGTGGTCAGTACTTAGATAAAGGTCAGTTCAGGGCGCAGTATTACAATGACCCATCTGACCCAGACAATGTTCCTGTTGGTTCTGACAAGTTCCAATACTACGAACAGAAGCACCTACGCCAGGAAAACGGTTACTGGTACTTCCGTGACAATCGTCTGAATGTCTTTGCTGCTGTTGACTTTGCTTTTAGTCTTAGCAAGAAAGCTGACTACACTGCAATTGTTGTCATTGGTATTGATGCTGACAATAACGTTTATGTTCTTGATATTGATCGTTTTAGAACAGACAGAATTTCTGACTACTTTGAGCACATCCTACATCTATCAAACAAGTGGTCATTCCGTAAGATGAGAGCAGAAACAACGGTAGCCCAGATGGCTATTGTTAAGCAGCTCAAAGAACTAATCAAGCAGCATGGTTTGTCAATAAGTATTGAAGAGTACAGACCCAACAAAAACCAAGGTAACAAGCAAGAACGTATAGCTGCTGTTCTTGAACCTCGTTACGATAACATGGGTATCTGGCACTATCGTGGTGGTAATACTCAAATCTTAGAAGAAGAGTTGTCATCTCGTAACCCTCCGCATGATGACGTTATTGATGCTCTAGCTTCTGTAGTAGACATGGCTGTGAAACCTGCACGTTCTGTTCGTAGACAGAAAAGCAATGTTGTCCAGTTCAATCAAAGATTCGGTGGAGTTAGCTTCTAATGGCTGGAACAAATATTGATCTTGACATGCTTCTTGATCCTCACAGCATGGCCGTTGAGATTTCGCAGCAGTGGACTGACTGGAACAATGCTCGTCGTCAGAAGATCGAAGAGTGGAAAGAACTTCGTAACTACATTTATGCTACTGACACTCGGACCACTTCGAACAGTAAGCTACCTTGGACCAACAGCACCACCACACCAAAGTTGACACAGATTGCAGATAATCTTCATGCAAACTACTTTGCTGCTTTGTTCCCTCAGAAGCGGTGGTTTCGGTTTGAAGCTAACGACCAAGACTCTGACACGAAAAGCAAGCGTGACGTTATTCAGTCGTACATGCAAAACAAGATTCGTCAGTCTGACTTTGAGAACACTGTAAGCCGTATCCTGAATGACTACATCCAGTATGGTAACTGCTTTGCTACGGTTGACTTTACTCGTGACTACATCGAAATGGATGGCGAGATCATTGTCAACTACGTAGGACCAAAGCTAGTTCGCATTAGTCCTTTTGATATTTGCTTCAATCCTCTGGCCCCTAACTTTAGTGAAAGCCCGAAGATCATTCGGTCTATTGTCACGCTAGGTGAGATTGCCCGTAAGATAGAAGAATCAACAGACAACGCCTATATGTCTGATGTTCTTGACCGGATGATGGTCAACCGGACATCGACCGTTATCCAAGACGTAGATGTAACAAAATCACAAGGTTTTATTGCTGATGGTTTCTCTAATATCAAAGAATACTACGACTCGAACTACGTAGAGATCCTTACCTTCTACGGTGACATTTACGACAAAGACACCAAGACTTTCCATAAGAACCGTATCATCACTGTTGTTGATCGTGCTTACGTTTTGTCAAATGAACAGAACCCTAGCTGGTTGGGTAAGTCTGCTGTCTTCCACGCTGGCTGGCGGGAACGTCCTGACAACCTGTATGCAATGGGGCCTCTGGATAACCTTGTAGGTATGCAGTATCGCATCGACCACCTTGAGAACCTAAAGGCTGATGTGTTCGATCAGATCGCTTACCCCATCATGAAGATTCGTGGTGACGTAGAGGACTTTGACTTTGAGCCTGGCTCTCGTATTTACATGGGTGAAGAGGGTGACGTAGGTTACCTGATGCCAGACTCGACAGCCCTGAACGCAGACTTCCAGATCCAGAACCTAGAAGGTAAAATGGAGATGATGGCTGGTGCACCTCGTGAGGCTATGGGTATCCGTAGTGCAGGCGAGAAGACAGCCTTTGAGGTCCAGCAGCTTATGACTGCGGCAGGCCGTATCTTCCAACACAAGACAGCCCACTTTGAACGTGTGTTCCTTGAGCCTATCCTGAACGCAATGCTTGAGGCTGCTCGTCGTAACATGGACTATGCAGACACTGTTCGTGTCCTTAACGAAGATTCTGGTTTGTTTTTCTTTGAGCAGATCACCAAGGAAGATATCAAGGCAAACGGTAAGATTGTTCCTATGGGTGCTCGTCACTTCGCAGAACGTGCACAACGCATTCAGAACCTGACACAGCTTTACCA